GAGTCCTGGCCCATCGGGGTGTTGCCGAGTTTCTGGGCGGCGCCGGCCATCTGCTCGGCCATCTGCGCGGCCTGCGCGGCGGCAGCGTCCTGCGCCCGCTTGCGGCGCATGGCGGCCACGGCCTCGTCGCTGCGGACGATGGTCGGCGGCGCACCGACCATGTCGGCATACTCGTCAATGCTCTGGTCGGTGTCGAGCTTGTCCAGCACCTCGGGGTTGAGTTGCGACAGGCTCGCCGCGAACCCGGCCACGGCCTCAATGCTGGACCGGGCGATGGCCTTCTGGGCCTGCGCCAAGATCGAGATGTACTCGATCTTCAGCGGCATCCGCTCCAGTTCCTCGGGCCACGGCGGGATCTCGCCGGCCTCGAGCATGAGGCGGAACGTGCGGTCGATCAGCGGATCGAGCAGTTCGTCGGACAGGCGCTCGAGGACGGGGCCGATGAGCATCAGCTTCTCCGAGTGCCGCTCCTCGACTTCGCGAGCGGTGATCTGCCGGCGGTCGGACTGCGCCAGCATCAGGAACATATCGACGTACAGCGACTGGTTCAGCCGGTTCCGCAGGTCGATGCGCGTCTCGTTGAGGATCTGCACGGCCCGCGGGTCAACCTCGTACACCGGGCGGATGCCGTTGGCCGTGTCGGGAACGTAGTTGTACCCGCCCGGCAGCATCGACTTGGGCCGGTTGGCGAGCGCGGCCGGCACGTTCCAGGACGGCTCCGTGAGCTTGTCGATCATCTGCGCGGCGCGCAGCGTCTCGAACTGCAACTGCTTGGCGTCGCCCATGGCGTCCATGCAGGGGCCGATCCCGTAGGCGTCCTCGCCGACCGCCTCCCAGCGGGCGACCAGGATGGGCATCTCGCGGAAGCCCTCGCGGCGCAGGATCTTCCCGTCGGGGAAGCCCTTCTCCCAGTACAGCGACTCGTAGGGCATCGACCGCGAGTCGGCGTAGCGCGGGTCCGCCTCGGGGTTCGGCTGGACGATGTGGCAGACATCCACCGGGTTGCCCCAGTTCTTCGTCTCAAGGCTGCGCTTCGCGGACGTGGACAGGTTCTCCTGCCCGAACTCCTCGGCCACGTTGGCGACCGTGCTGCGCCAGCGCCGGGCCACGCGGTTGACGCTCAGTCGCGCACCGTTGGCGACGTAGTAGCTGCCCATGACGTAGGGGTAGGCGCGGACCACGTCCTGGTCGTCGCCGAACAGGCCCAGCGCCGCGGTCCCGTACACGGCCAGGTCGCCGTAGAAAACCGGCAGGGAGTTGTAGATGTTCGACCGGGCGAACACCGTCCGCATCCGCTGCTCCACGACGTAGAGCCACTGCTTGACCGGGCCGAACTCCATGAGGTCGGGGTCGGGCGTGATCAGCCGGAACCACGGCCGGGACGGCGAGGTGTGCCCGCCCATCATCCCCGACTTCAGCACGCGAAGCGCGTACAGCGGGGCGCCGTCGTAGATCGAATCGTTGGCCGACACCTGCGCCGCCTTCGGCGTGTCGGTCGGCTCCCAGCGGGCGCGCCGCGGGGCGAAGTTCTCCTCGAGCTCCCGGAAGAGCGGCTCCCAGTTCGCCCGCTCGCGCTCCATCGTGACCAGGCTGCGTAGCACCTGGTTGCGGCGCTCCTCGCTGATCACAGGCCGAACGCCGCCTTCTGGCCGCCGGTCGGGGTCGCCGCGCCTCCGGCGCCGGTCAGCATGGTGGAGCTCCGGCCGCCGCCCTTGAGGCGGGCCGCGAGCCGGGCCTGCCGGGCGCGCTCGTCAGCCGACGGCTCCTTGGCGAGGCCGGGCAAGCCGGGCACGCTGGGGCGAAAGATCAACGGAGCCGCGGCGCCGGCCAGCGAGGCGGCGGTACCGCCGACCTTCAGGGCGGTACTCAGGCCGGTGGCGGCCGGCGTGGCCGCCGCCGCAGCGGCGGGCGCCGCCTTGGCGGCCCCGGCGAGCAGCGTACTGCCCACCGTCTTGGCAGCAGTCGCTGCGGCCCCAGTGCCGATGGCCCCCGGGAGCGCGGCGCCCGTGACCCCGGCTGCCAGACCCCCGGCCCCAGCCGCACCCGCTGCACCGGCCGCGCCCGCGGCGCCCGCGGCGCCCGCGGCGCCCGCAGCGCCCGCAGCGCCCGCGGTGCCCGCGGTGCCCGCCGCGAAGGGGGCCAGGAACGCTGGGTTACACATGGCGGATAGGTGTATCCGCGCCTCACCTCCGGCGCAATGGGTTGTAGCCGAGGCCGCTCGACCGATCAGCCGTCGCCAGCACCGGGTCGGCGGGCGGCGGCGCCACGTCGGCAGCGAACGTCAGCACGAACGCATCGCCCCAGTCCGGCGACCGGCCGAGGCGGACCTTGAGTTGATCCTTGGGCTCGAGCAGCAGCTTGTCGCCCTGGAACGTGTAGGTCGGCTCGCTCAGATCGGCGACGAGCTCGGGCACGTCGGGCAGGCAGCCGCCGCGGCGAACCCACTCGACGGCCCGGAAGTACATCTCGGTGCGCTTGTTCCGGTACCGGGGGTCGTCGGGCGAGCCACCGAACTGGACGCCGATGGGGTCGCGCCCCAGCACCCGAAGCTGGTCGATCCAGCCCGCCCCGTAGCCGCCGGAGTCGTCCACGAACGTGGCGTTCGCGCCCCAGGTGCCGATGGCCTGACTGACCCGGGCGGCGCCCTGGACGCTGTCCACGTTGCGTAGGGTGACCGGCGTGAAAGCCTGCAGCCCCTGCCGGGGGAAGATGACCGAGGCGTCGTCGCCGAACCGGGCCACGTCCACGCCCAGCACCTTGGCGAGGTTCCGGTAGTCCTCCGGCCGGCGCTCGCGGGTCATGGCCGCCCGCACCTCGTCGGGGCCGATCAGCGAGTTCAGGCTGGACGGCGGGAACCGGCCGAACACGTTGACCAGCACCCAGGGGTTGTCGCGGCCGTAGGTGGCGATCTGCTTGCGGGCCCACTCGACGCCGACGCGGGGCGACCGCTTCGGGTCGTCCGGGTCGCCCGTGATCTCCACGACGTACCAGTCCTGCCGGTTGGTCACGCAGGCCCGGTACAGGGGGCCGGACAGGTGGGTGGGGTTCCCGGCCTGCACGATGTGGCCTTCGATGCAGGACGACAGGCCGGCCTCGGCGGCCACCATGACGGCCTCCGGGATGCCGCCGGACTCGTCCGCGATGAACAGCAGGTAGTCGGCGTGGAGGCCGGCCAGGGTGTCGGCCTGCTGGGTCGGGTCGGCGCCCTTGGGCCAGGTCCGGGCCGACATCCACCACGTCTCGGGGTGGTCGTTGGCGACGATGCGGGTCTTCGTCCAGGTGAAGGCGGCCTGCAGCATGGGCGACTTGGCCTGCCACTTCGCCATCTCGGTCCACAGGTTGTCGGCCAGGTTGTCGGCCGTGATCGACGTGGCGGCCACCTTGGGGTGGTCCCGGGTCATCAGGAAGTTCCACCCCAGCCACGCCAGCACCGCGGTCTTGCCGGGGCCCTTGCACGCCTTCATGGCGAGGCGGGGCGACCCCGGGAAGGCCTCGAGCGCCTCGGCCTGCCAGGCGTCAGGTTCCACGCGGAACACTTCCCGGACGAACAGCAGCGGCGACCGCCGCCACGCCCTGAGGCGCTCAGGGGCCGTTAGCACCCGGCTTTTCCCCGTGGATGCCCGACTCCCGGATGTAGTCCTCAAGGGTTTTGTCGCGGGTTTCGACCGCCACCTTGTCGCCGTAGACCCGCGGCTTCAGCTTCGCCAGCACCCACTTCCGGCTGTCCACGCGCAGGCGGGCCCGGTTGATGTTTTCGTGATCGACCACCGTCCGGCCCTTCTCGTCCGTGGTCATGTCCCGGCTGGCGTCGTCGGCGATCTCCAGGATCTGGTCGGCCCACACGTCCAGGCAGATCTCCCGCGCCCGCGTGTACTGTTCAGCCAGAGCGGCGTCGTTGTTCACCCACCGCAGGAAGGTCGATGGTGCGATGCCCTCATGCTCGCTGGACTGGCGCAGGGAGTTGCCGCGGGCGATGCGGTCGCAGATCCGGGTGAAGAGCTCCGGGGTGTAGAGGTCGCGCTGCCGGGTCGGGCGCTTGCGGGGGGTCTTCTTGCGGGTCA